CGAGCCGGACTGGACGGTGTTCTTTCCCGCGTCACGCACGCCCGCCAAGCCGCGTGCTCCACGTGGTGCGGACGATGAGCAGCTGAAGGCGTACCGGCACGAGGTGCAGGTCTGGCAGCGGCTGAAGGTTGCCGCGGAGGCCGCCGAGTTCGGCCGCGGTGTCGCGTCGCGTGAGTGGTCCAGCGTGATCCCGGTGCTCCAGCACATGGCCGGCCTGTCGTCGGTGGACCGGTCAACGGCCGTGGACTACTGCGTGTGCGTGGCCCGCCTTGAGTGGTGTGAGCGGCAGCTCAGCATCGAGGGCCTGGTGACGATGGGGCAGCGGGGCCCGTGCCGCAACCCGCTGACGACGATCGCCACCCAGTACCGGACCCAGTTGAAGGCGTACATCGGGGAGTTGGGGCTGTCGCCGTCTGCTCGCGGCCGGCTGACGCCGCCGGAGGGTGGCGACGATGGCGACGAAGACGACCCCTTCGACTGAGCAGCTCTCCGTCGAGGACTGCTCGGAGGGCCTGCCTGTTCCACGGGCGGCGCTGCACGAGCTGGGCATGTCCGACGAGGAGATCGCGGACGCCCTGCTGTCCCGGCCGCTGGTGTCGGCGTTCCAGATGCCGGAGCAGCCGGGAGCCTGGTTCGATGTGGCGGCTGCCCGGCGCGCGGTGCGGGCGATCGAGTCGTTCAAGCACACGAAGGGCCGCTGGGGCGGGAACTTCCTGCGTCTGGCCGCCTGGCAGCGCCTGTGGGTGATCCTGCCGGTCTTCGGCTGGCTGTGGCATGACCCGGAGCTTGAGCGGGATGTGCGGGTCGTCCGTGCGGTGTGGATCGAGGTCCCCCGCAAGAACGGCAAGTCGACATTGTCGTCCGGGATCGGTCTGGCCCTGCTGCTGGCGGACCGGGAGATCGGCGCCGAGGTGTATGCGGCGGCCGGCTCGCTGGAGCAGGCGAAGCGCGTGTTCGACGACGCGAAGCGGATGGCGCAGACGTCGAAGGCGGTCAAGGGCCGGGCCGAGGTGCTGACCTCGGTGATCCGGGTGCCGCGGACCGGCGGAGTCTTCCGGGCGCTCAGCCGGATCGCGGAGACAGCCCACGGCCTGAACGTGAGCGGCGCGGTGATCGACGAGGTCCACGTGCACAAGTCGAGGGATCTGATCGATGCCATCGAAACAGGCACGGGCGCGCGCGATCAGCCGCTGATCGTGTTCATCACGACTGCGGATGACGCCCAAGAGGGCTCGATCTACGACGAGAAGCACTCGTACACCCGCAAGGTCGCCGAGAACGTCGTCCAGGATCCCGCCCACTACGGGGTGATCTGGGCGGCCGACGAGACGGACGATCCGTTCGACGAGACGACGTGGCGGCGCGCGAACCCGGGCCTGGGGACGTCCCCGACGCTGGCGTATCTGCGGCGCGAGGCGAACAAGGCGCAGGCCACGCCCAGCTACTATCCGACGTTCCTGCGGCTGTCGCTGAACATCCGGGAGAAGGCGTCGACCCGCTGGATCGACGTCCGGAACTGGGACCGCGTGGCTGGCATGGTCGACGAGGCGGAACTGAAGGGCCGCCGGGCGTGGGGCGGCCTCGACCTTTCGGCGGTCTCGGACCTGTCGTCGTGGCAGCTGATCGTGGAGTCGAAGCAGCCGGGCGTCGAGGTCGAGATCGTCTCCAGGTTCTGGCTGCCGTCGGAGCGGCTGGAGGAGTTGCAGCGGCAGTTGCAGGTGCCGTTGGCGCAGTGGGCCCGCGAGGGCTGGCTGAAGCTGACGGAGGGCGACGCGATCGACTACGACACGATCGAGAAGCAGGTGCTGGCGGACTGCAAGGCCTTTGACGTGCAGTGGATCGGCTACGACCGTATGTTCGCCGGGCAGCTGGTGCAGAACGTGGACCGGGAGACGAAGCGCGGCGTGAAGGTGACGCCGATCTCGCAGACGTTCCTGGGACTGTCGCCGGCCTGCAAGGAGATGGACCGGCTGCTTCTGGAGCAGGCGTTCCGGCATGGCGGCCATCCGGTGCTGCGATGGATGGCCGGCTGCGTGGAGACGATCGCGGACGGCAACGACAACTACCGGCCGACCAAGCCGGACCGGAAGAAGTCGCAGGCCCGCATCGACGGGATCGCGGCGACGGTGATGGGCCTGGACGGATATCTGCGCAGGCCCAAGGCGAAGTCCCGCGTGGCGGTCGGATTCTGATGCGAGGGGGTGCTTGTGGCGCTCTCTCAGAAGCCTCAGCCGGGTGAGCCGTTGTGGTGGGTGGACCGGCTCTGGAAGGAGCTCGCGGCCCGCCGCAGGTACGCGGAGCTGATGCGCCAGTACTACTCGGGCGATCACCCGCTGCCGATGATCCAGGAGAAGGCGCGGGCGGGCTTCCAGCGTCTGCTGAAGCAGTCTCGCTCGAACTATGTGGGTCTGGTCGTGGATGCCACGGCGGAGCGGCTCCAGATCGACGGGTTCCGGCTCGGCCAGGACGAGAGGATCGGCGATCCGGGGTTGTGGAGGATCTGGCAGGCGAACAGCATGGACGCCGACTCGGACCTTCAGCTGACGGAGGCCGTGAAGGTCGGCCGCTCCTTCGCGCTGGTGGCACCCAACCCGGACGACGAGGCGACTCCGCTGATCACGGCAGAGGACGCGACGCAGGCGGTCGTCGCCTATGAATCGGGCAGCCGTCGGCGGCGCCGGGCTGGGCTGAAGACGTTCGTCGACGACTGGACGGGGGACATCTGGACGACACTGTTCGTCGACGGCCTGCTCTTCAAGTACCAGGCACCGCAGCCGCAGAAAGGTGTCGTCGGCGATCCCAAGTGGACGCCGCGCGAGGTGGCCGGCGAGGAGTGGCCGGCACGGAACCCGCTGGATGTGGTTCCGCTGGTGGAGATCCCGAACCGGCCGGATCTGCTGGGCGAGGCCCACTCGGAGATCGAGGACGTCCTCGACGACCAGGACCGGATCAACAAGACGCTCATCGACCGGATGATGGCGCAGGAGTTCAGTGCGTTCAGGCAGCGGTGGATGACCGGCTACGAGGTTCCGACCGACGACAACGGGCAGCCGATCGAGCCGTTCAAGGCAGCCGTGGACCGGCTGTGGGTGATCCAGGACGAGGGCGTGCAGATCGGCGAGTTCTCTGCCACCGACCTGCGCCCTTACCTGGACTCGGTGGAGTCGGACGTGCAGCACATGGCCGCACGCACGCGCACCCCGGCCCAGTACTTGCTGGGCAAGCTCTCCAACGTCAACGGCGAGACGCTGAAAGCGACCGAGTCCGGCCTGGTCGCGAAGGTGCGCCAGCGCCAGCGTCCGCTCGGAGAGGGGATGGAGGAGGTCGCCAGGCTGGCCCTCCAGGCTGCGGGCGACACTCGGGACCTGTCGGCGCTTGAGGTGATCTGGCACAACCCTGAGTTCCGCACGGAGGGCGAACTCGTCGACGCGCTGGTGAAGATGTCCACGCTCGGGGTTCCGCGGGAGGCACTGTGGGAACGTTGGGGCGCCTCGCAGACGGAGATCGCGCAGTGGCGTGAGCTGGCCAACCAGCAGGCGGCGCGGATCCTCGGCGGCGACCCGGCGAGCCTGTACGGGCCGAAGCCGGACGTGACGGCAGCCGATGGCAACGCCGACTGAGCTGGGGCGCACCCGGTACGCGCAGGTCACATCGACGGTTCGGGCCGTCGTCGAGCTCGTTCAAAGGCTATGGAAGGGCATGTCGCCGTCCACGATCGAGGACGACCTCGAGGGCCCGGCCGGGGCCGCGATAGTCGAAGCGGTCGCCGCAGGGCAGTTGTCGGTGGCGGACGCTGCTCAGGCCTACATCGCAGCCCAGATGGCGGCGCAGGGCGGATCAGCACTCGCAGAGGCCACGCTTGTGGCCGCAGCGTTCGCCGGTCTCGCCCCGGACGGCGGCCCGCTGGAGACACTGCTGTTCCTGCCCGCAATCGGCGTGCGACGCCGGCTCGCAGCCGGACTGGCGCCGGACGAGGCAATGCTGGGCGGGCTGGCGGACATGGCCCGCTACGCGTCCAGCGCCGTTGCGGATACGGCCCGGTCTGCAGATCAGGTGGCGATGGCGGCGCATCCGAACTGCGTGGCCTATGTCCGGGTGGTGCAACTGCCCGCATGTGCGCGCTGCATCGTCCTGTCCGGCCAGATGTACAGCCGGTCCGAGGGCTTCCTGCGGCACCCCAACTGCGACTGCCAGACGCTGCCGTTGCGCGAGCACGAGTGGCCGGGCGTGCCGACACCGAAGCAGTTGGCCGCCAGCATGTCGGCGGCGGAACAGCGCCGGGTGTTCACGGTCGCGGGCGCGCGGGCGATCGGGGAGGGCGCGGACGTCGGGCAGGTCGTGAACGCGCGCCGGGGTATGGCGACAGCGCACGTCTTCGGCCGGGATGCGCAAGTGACGTCGGAGGGCACCACGAGGCGGGGCATGTACGGCCGCCAGTTGCGGCGCGCCGGTGGCGAGTTTGCCAAGGTTCCGGGCCAGCGCTACGCCCGCTCCATGACGCCGCGGCTGATGCCGGAGGAGATCGTCCGCATCGCCGATGACCGGGCTGAGGAGCTGCGGCTCCTGCGCCGCTACGGCTACATCGTGTAGCCGATCTTGAGTGTCCCTGCCGCGAGGGCGGGGTGAACGGAAGGAGTCGGCCGCGATGGCTGACGACGACAGCACCACCAGCAGCGACGGCAACGAGACGGCGTCCGCGACGGACGCGGTTCAGCAGGACGACGCCGCTGCATCGCTTGGCGAAGGCGGCCAGAAGGCCCTCGCCGCCGAGCGCAAGGCGCGGGCCGCGGCCGAGAAGACCGCGAGTTCCGCGGCGAAGGAGCGGGACAGGCTCGCCGCCCGCCTCCAGGAGCTCGAGGACCGCGACAAGAGCGAGGCGCAGAAGCTCGCCGAACGGGCCCAGACCGCGGAGACGGAAGCGGCGAAAGCGCGCACGCAGCTCCTGCGGTTCGAGGTCGCGTCCGACAAGAAGCTCCCCGCGTCCTGGGCGAACCGCCTGCAGGGCTCCACCAAGGAGGAGCTGGAGGCGGACGCCGAGGCACTGCTGAAGGACCTGAAGGACCAGCAGCAGCGGCAGTCCCCGAACTATGACGGCGGCGTGCGCAAGCCTGCGCCTGCCCCGACCGACATGAACGCCCTGATCCGCCAGAAGGCGGGCTTCGGAGGCTGACCCACCCCGGCGCGGAACGGTCCGGCCGGAGCGATACGAGGAGGAGGCCGGACCCATGGCCTACAACAACGTGACCTCTCGGACGGACGCCGCGGCGCTCATCCCGGAAGAGGTCTCCACCGAGATGCTCGGCAAGGCGACGGAGCAGTCCGCCGCCCTGTCGCTGTTCCGCCGGGTGCCGGTCGGCCGCAACCAGGTCCGGTTCCCGGTCCTGTCGGCCCTGCCCGTGGCGTACTTCGTCGGCGGCGACACCGGCCTGAAGCAGACCACCGAGGTGGCCTGGGCGAACAAGTTCCTCAACATCGAGGAGATCGCCACGATCATGCCGGTCCCGGACAACGTCCTCGCCGACGTCGACGCCAACATCTGGGACGAGGCGATGCCGCTGCTCACCGAGGCGTTCGGCCGCACCCTCGACGCGGCGATCTTCTTCGGCACGAACGCGCCGTCCTCGTGGCCGGCAGACGTCACCACCGCGGCGACCGCGGCCGGCAACGACGTGACCGAGGCGGCGACCGCCGCGCAGGGCGGGTTCTTCGGCGACCTGGACAACCTGTACGAGAAGGTCGAGGCCGACGGCTACGAGATCGACGGATGGGTCGCCTCGACCGCCGCCAAGAGCAAGCTGCGCAAGGCCCGCGACACACAGGGCCGCAAGCTCGACGAGACCCGCGTCTCCGGCGACCTGCAGACCCTCGACGGCCTGCCCGTGGCCTACGCGATGAAGGGCCTGTTCCCGGCCGGCGGCGGCGCGGGAACGAACACCCGCCTGTTCGGCGGGGACTTCTCCCGCTTCGTTCTGGGAGTCCGCCAGGACATCACGATGAAGATCCTGGACCAGGCCGTCATCCAGGACAACACGGGCGCGATCATGTTCAACCTGGCGCAGCAGGACATGACCGCGGTCCGCCTGACCTTCCGAGTCGGCTGGCAGGTCTCCAACCCGATCAACAACGAGCAGGCCACCGAGGCCTCCCGTTACCCGGCCGGCGTCCTGAAGTACTGACCCGCACCCAGGAAGAGAGGTACCAGCCATGACCACTGCTCCCTACGTGCAGGTCATCGAACGCAACGTCCCCGCCGTGTCGACGGCCGGCAACGACGACGACACCGTCCTCGGGCAGGCACCGTTCGCCTGCACCGTCACCTCGGTGCAGTACGTGCCGGAGGCCGCGATCACCGGCGCCGACACCAACAGCCGCACCGTGTCCCTGGTCAACAAGGGACAGGCCGGCAGCGGCTCGACCACCGTCGCGACGCTTGCGCTGACGAACGGCGTCAACGCGGCGGCGAACGACGAGAAGACCATCACTCTGTCCGGCACCGCGGCGAACCTCGCCCTCGCGGCCGGAGACACCCTGCAGTGGCGCAGCATCCACGTCGGCACCGGCATCACGGACCCGGGCGGCGTCGTCCGGGTCACGATCTCTCGCAGCTGAGGAGTAACCCATGGCAGAGCGGAAGGCCGCAGCGCCGAAGGACGACGCGCAGGCCGAGGTGCAGAAGGTCTTCGATGAGGCCGAGGACAAGGGCTACCTGGGCGTTCCCGTCGACCCCACGCCCAAGGAGAACTACACCGTGGCCGGCGTGCTGGCCGGCAAGCCAACGCCGGAGACCGACGCGGATCACGCGCGCGAGGTACGGCAGAAGCTGGACGACGACGCGCGTCAGCGCTGACGGCAGGGGGTGGCCGCCGTGGCTGTGCTTCCTTCACTGGTGACGGTGGCCGACCTCGCCGCCCTGCTGGGGCGGGCGTTCACTCCCCAGCAGGAGCTGCAGGCCCAGGCGCTGCTGGATCAGGCGTCCAGCGTCGTCCGAGCCTATGTCCGCCAGGACATCACTCGGGCGACCACGACGGACACGTTCACGATGCGCCGGGCGGATCCGCTGCTGCACCGCTGCGGGGGCGTGGTGACGCTGCCGCAGCGGCCGGTCGTCGATATCGCATCCGTCGAGGTCGGCGGTCTGGAGACGTCGGACTGGTGGCAGGACGGCAGTGACCTGCTCGTGCGGGCATGGTCGTGGGACCAGCCTCCGGCCGCGCACCGGCCGCCGCAGGTGACGGTCACGTACACGCACGGCTGGGACCCGGTTCCCGGGGACATCCAGGCGATCGTGATGCAGGCAACGAACCGCGTGATCGTTAACCCGTCCGGGATCCGCTCGGAGACGGTGGGCGGCGAGTCCGTCACCTACCTGATTCCCGCGGTCGGCGAATACCTTGGCGTGCTGCTGTCCCGCACCGAGCAGAAGGTGCTCGACCGCTACCGGCTGACCGCCGCCTCGGTGCGAGTTCGGGGCTGCTGATGCTGTACTTGCAGGACATGGTCATCGTCCGGCCGGGCGTGGTCACGGACGAGTACGAGAACGAGCAGGACGACTGGGGTGCTGGTGCGACCCGTATCCCGGTGTCCGGGGTGAACGTGCAGCCCAACGGCGGCTCGGCCGAGGACACCGAAGACAAGCAGGTCGTTGTGACGGGCTGGCGCTTGTACACGCCGCGCGGCATGGACATCGACCTGCGGGAGACCGACCGCGTCGAGGCGTGGGGTACGACGATGCAGGTCGTCGGCAAGGTGGCCCGCTGGCCCGCCCCTGGCGGGGGAGTGCACCACGTCGAGGCTGACCTGCGGGAGGTGGCCTGAATGGCGAGCACCTTCCGCTACGTCCCCAACCCGAACATGTTCCGGGAGATCGCCCGGATGCCGGGCATGCGGGATGCCTTGAAGGATCCGGCCGACCGGGGCGCGGACATCGCGCAGGCGATCGCCCCCAAATACACGGGCCCCACCTACGACCCCGCCGTGCAGCGGCACGGCGAGTACGCGGCGAGCGTCTACTCCGCAGCAACGCTGCACCCGAACGGCTGGCGGGCCGAGTTCGGCGCGACGGCACCGTGGACGTTGCAGGTCGAGTTCGGTACGGGCCGCCCGGCCACGAATCAGGACCGCCCACAGACGGGCTGGTCCCCGAAGACGAGGACGCTGGGCCGTTCTCTCGATCTGTTGAGGAGCGCCTGATGCCCCGGATCAAGCTGGCGAACTGGTACGGCGACCGCGCCCCGGGCGAGGAGATCGAAGTCGACGCCGCCAACCTGAAGGGCCTTCAGCGCGACGGCATGGTTGCCGAAGTGCTCGGCTACGAGGATGGCGGCGTTCTGGAACCCGGCCCGTCCGTCGCGGCCAACGAGACGAGCGAGCCGGAGGCCGTCGAGCCCGCGCCGTCGGCCGAGGGGCGCAGGAAGCGATGAGCCACGGCGTCCAGTCGGCGGCCATGCCGGACGTCGAACAGGTCGCCGTGAAGTACCTGAAGAGCGTCCTCCCGGTGGGAATCGTCGTCGGCACCGAGTGGCCGACGGCCTGGGAGTCGAAACTGGCGGCTGGCATCGTCTCAGTGACCCTCGGCGGCGGCGGCTCGCGGCTGCCGGCCGTGACTGCGGACCGCACCGTCGACATTGACGTCCTGGGCGCCACGAAGAAGCAGGCTTTCACGCTGGCATCCGAGGTCTCGGCCAGCTTGATCGCTGCGCAGGGCACCGTGCAGCCGGGCGCCCGCATCTACGGCGTCGACGAGACGTCTCTGATCTGGCTGCCCTATCAACCGTCCGCCGAGACGGACGTCATCCCCCGCTACGTGCTCGTGATGAGCATGGTGGTCCGCCCCGCGTAGCAGCACCCAACCCGCACTCCCTCTCCATTCACCCGTCGGCGTCTGGCCGTGCGGGTCCTCGCTATGCCTGGAGGCAACCCGATGGCGAACGACGCCGACAACGTGCGAGTGGGCCTCAACGGCTCCGTGTACATCGCCCCGAAGGGCACGACCGCACCCACCGACCTGGACACCGCCTGGGCCGCTGGCTGGGTGGACCTCGGCTACCTGTCCGACGACGGCGTCGAAATGTCGTACTCGACGGACACCGAGGACATCAACGCCTGGCAGTCCCTCTCCCCGGTGCGCAAGGTGCTGACCGGCGTCGACATGACGCTCGGCTTCACCTGCATCGAGCTGAAGACGTCCACGATCACCCTGTACTTCCCCTCGGCGACCATGTCCGACCCGGCCGTCGGCGTGCACAAGCTGTCGATCCCGGCTGCGCCGACGCCGGACGAGCGCGCGATCGGCCTGGAGTGGTTCGACGGCACGATCAAGAACCGGCTGATCATCGCCCGCGGGGAGGTCACCAACCGCGACTCGATCACGCTGGCCCGCTCGGGCGCGGTGCAGCTGCCGATGACGGTGTCGGCCTACGCCGACACCGCCCCGGAGATCGCCGTGTGGCTGTCCAACGACCCGGCCTGGGCCGCGGCGTAACCAACTCCCGGCAGACGTGCCTTGCGGGTCGCGTCTGCCGGGCCCAACCCGCAACACCCGCGAGGAGAAGCAATGCCCAGCAAGACCACGGGGACCGAGGTCGTCGACCTCAACAGCCTCGCCCAGCAGAGGCGCGACGCCCTGCCGAAGCCCACCACATACAACCTCTTCGACGTCGAGTTCACCTTGCCGCCCATCAAGGCGCTCCCGTTCGAGCTCCAGGAGCGCGTCGGCGACCTGGACAACACCGTCGAAGTCCTCAAAGACCTCCTCGGCCAGGAGAAGGTCAAGGAGATGTACGCCGCCGGCTACACCTTCGGAGACCTGGAACTGATCGCGCAGCAGTGGCAGCAGCGCTCCGGGGTCGAGCCGGGGGAATCTCCGGCCTCCGCCGCTTCCTGACGGAGTACGGGGAGGCCGTCGAGTGGGACATGGCCCGGTATTGGCCGGGCCGGTCCCTGCTGGAGCTGTACCGCGGTGAGATGTCGTGGCGTGAGCTGCGCGTCTTCCTGAAGTTCCTGCCGACCGATTCGGCGACAGCGAGGGCGGTGCGCGGCTCCACGCCGGAGGACGACGCGTGGACGCTGGACCGGATGCTGCTGGCGCTGACCGTCGACGCGATCCGCGAGAACACCTTCGCCATGGTCAAGCTGCACGGCGACCCGAAGAAGACGGGCCGCCTGCGCCCGCCGGACCCGATCCCGCGCCCGGGCATCGAGGCGAAGCAGTCCAACGTCATCCGCTTCGGGGGCAAGCACGGCTCCGGGGCAAAGCAGTTGGCCGGGCTGTTCGGGAGGCCTGCCGCGAACCAGTAACGGGGGTGCGCGGTGGCTGCTGGCGGTGTCCTCGTCGGGCGGGGCTACGTCTCGATCCGTCCCGAGTTCGAAGGCGACTGGTCGAACCAGGTCAACGCACGCGCCTCGCGCGCGGGCAAGGGCGGCGCGGGCGCGTTCTCAAAGGCGTTCGGGATCGGCCTCAAGGGCATCGGGGCACTGGCCGGGGTGGCGGTCGCCGCGAACCTGTCGTCGACTGCGGCCGGCGCGGCGGCGCTCGCGCCTGCCCTGGCCACCGCCGGGGCCGCGGCGGGCGCCCTGAAGCTCGGCCTGTCCGGGGTGGGCGACGCTTTCAAGGCCGCATTCTCCGACTCGACAGCCGACGCGAGCGCCGCGGCGTCCGCGACGAAGGCTGTCGAGGGCGCTCAGCGCGGCCTGGCCAATGCGCAGCGGGCGCTCGCGCAGGCGCGCGTGGACGCGGCCGAGCGCGTGAAGGACGCCCAGCGCGGCGTCCTCGACGCCGAGCGCGACCTCGCTGACGCGCAGCGCGAGGCCCGCGACGTCCAGCGCGACCTCAACGGCGCCCGCGAGGAAGCGAGCCGCGCCCTCGAGGACATGAACATGCGGCTCAAGGAGTCGCAGCTCGACGAACGCGAAGCCACCCTCCGGCTCACCGAAGCGCAGAAGGAACTCGCCGCCGCCCGCGCCAACCCGGGCACGACACCGGAGCAGCTGGCCAAGCTCCAGCTCGCCTACGACAAGGCCAAGCTCAACCTGCAGGAGCAGCGCACCGACACCAAGCGGCTGGCCGAGGACACGAAGAAGGCCAACAAGGCGGGTGTCGAGGGCAGTCAGCAGGTGCTCGAGGTCAAGGAGCGCATCGCCGACGCCAACCGCAACGTCGCAGACAAGGAGCGCGCCCTCGGGGACGCTCAGCGCGACGTCGACAAGGCCCGCCGGGACGGCGCCCAGCAGATCGCAGACGCTCAGCGTGCCGTGGCTGACGCCGCCCAGGCGGTCGCGGACGCGCAGGCCGCCGCCGCGGCGCAGACGTCGAAGCTCGACCAGGCCATGGCCAAGCTGGCGCCGAACGGGCGCAGCTTCGTCAACGCGGTGCGGGCCCTGTCGCCCGCCTGGACGGACATGCGGCTGTCGGTCCAGAACTCCCTCTTCCGGGGCCTGGACGACACGGTCACCCAGCTCGGCCGCACGACGATCCCGATCCTGAAGCGGCAGCTCACCGAGACCGCCGGCGTCTGGAACCAGATCGCCAAGAGCGCGGCATCCGGCATCCAGGAGATGGCCAAGAGCGGCATGCTCGACCAGATCCTCGCCGGGGCCACGCGGAACCTGGCCGTCTTCAAGGACACCCCAAAGCAGATCATCACCGCGTTCGGGCAGCTCACCGTCGCCGCCCAGCCCGCATTCAACCGGCTGCTCACCCAGTTCGCCGGGGCCATCACCCACTTCACCGACGGCATCGCGGCGAGCTTCACCAGCGGCGGCCTCCAGGACGCCATCGACACCGCGTTCGGCATCCTGCAGAACTTCGGCACCCTCCTCGGGAACGTCTTCGGCGTCGTCTCACAGATCTTCAAGGCCGCCTCCGACGCGGGCGGCCAGATCGTCGGCGTGCTCGGCGAGGTCTTCGGCGAGATCCGCAACATCCTGGCGAGCGACGAGATGCAAGCCCAGATGCGGCAGCTGTTCGCATCGGTCGCGCAGATCGTCGGCGCGCTCGTCCCCGTCATCGGAGCGGTCGTGCAGGCGGTCGTCCCGCTCGCCGCGGCCATCGCCCAGCCGATCGCCGAACTCGCGGTCGTCCTGGGGCCGGTCCTGC